TTAACCGCGTCCGAACTTCACCTCAGAGCGCCGCTCCTTGAAGACGGGCATCCGGGGATCGTTCTCGCGCATGAAGGCATTGTCAACCGACTGCATCTGTCCTTCAGTTTGACGCTGATAGTACGAATTGCGTTGGTCAACAAACTCTTTAGGTGTTTTGCAAAGGATGAGTCCACCGATCTCGATACTATCTGGAAACCGGGGCTTGTCCCCAGTTGCCATGATCTGGATTTCGGGATGCTCAGATGCCTTCACAGGCTCCCAACCTTCGCGGAGTTTTGCGGAAACATGGCCCGGGTCGGCGGTGCCAAGAGTGCTGATACGGATCCAACGGAACTCGTAACCATCCTCCGGGTTGGGGCTCGGCAGCAGTTCAGGTGGCATCCACTGCTTGGGACGCTCCATCTTTGCTCGGGTATCCAGATCTCGGGGGATTCGATTTTCAGCCATTTTGTTTCCTCAATTCTTCCGCAACCTGACGTGCATAGACTTCCAGAGGGAGGCCCAGACGCTTGGCGAGGTTAACTTGTGATTGGGTCAGCACGATTTTCTTGGGCGCGGTGCTGCGGGAAGCGGGTGCCACGACGTTTGACTTCTTTGCTACCTTTTCCGAGGGGAAAGCATCGGGGAAAAGTTGCCGTACACGACCGTTGATGCGGTCATAGTACTCATCACTCGTCGGATCCACCCCACTTTCTACAAGTTTGCGATGAACCGTTATGGCTACTGCGGTCATTTCGTCATCGACGCCGAACCACGGATTGGCTTGTTGCCACGCACGGGCTTTCGGATCGACCGGAGCAGTTTCCTTAACCGGTTGTGAATCGGGTTGTACCACAGGTTTTTCCTGCTGTACAGGTGCCGGTTTGAAATTATTGACCCGTTCGGCCTTGATCTTGGCAGCGGTCAGGGCTTCCTGGGCCTCTACAAGGCGGTCGGCATCCCCAGATTCGTACGCATCACGGTATTTCCGTTTGGCGTCCTCAATCTCCGTGGCCACCACCTTCTTGGCCTGTTCCAGAAGGGCTTGTTGGGTCTGGCCCTGGGAACTCTGGAGTTTCTTGTTCTCCTCCATGAGTTGTTGGGCAAACCGTACAGCCTCCTCTCGCTCACGGAGCGCGGCTTCTTTTGCCCGACGCTCATCGTGATAACCCTTAGAGAAGTGCTGAATGCGCTTCTTAACCCCGTCTGAATACTGGGCCAGTTCGTCATCCGTGACTTCGGCAGGGGGCTCCTTCATGGGAGCACGGCCACGGTCCTCCGGGGGAGTATCGTCAATGACCTCAATATCGCCGTCACCTTCGACTTCGATCTGGATCTCGTCTTTCTCTTCCTTGACCTTCTCGTCAGGGAACTTGAACTCGTTTTTGTCGAGCGGCATACGTCCTCCTTATGCCCGTGAGATGCCACGGGGATCTTCCACCACGGCTTCCACAGAATCGTCGTTGATGATGCGGAACTCCCGACCGTGAATCTTCACGCGGGTGCCCGTGTTGGGTCGTACCAGAACGAAGTCCCCAGGCTTGCACGACGGCCCACTGGGGAAGCGGGTTTTGTCGCCATAAGCGTCTGGCCCCACCTTCATCACAAACAGCACGGGAGACATGACTTCTTCGAAGTGCATGGTCTGACCAGCCTTAACGATCCCGCTCTCATACTCACGGTCAATCTCCGGTAGCGCACAGAGAAGGTGGTAGGTTGCAGGATCGGGAAGTTGTTTGGCCTTCTCTTCTGCTGTCTCCGGTAGCGTAGTTGGCACGGCATCTTCGCCGGTACTAAGGAGGATTTCACTCATCGTCGCTTTGCTCCATTCGTCGCACGAGGTCGGTTATGAAAGCATGTGCAACCGAGAGACCCCGGATCTCGCCGCACATGGATTTGTATTCGGAATAGTCTTTGGCGGTGCCATCGACAACAGCCCGTGCAATAGCCTCACGGTGTTCTTCGATGTCCTTGAGCACCACGGAAAACGCAGTGGTTGCCATGTTCACTCCTTGTTAAGCGGTTGGTACGTGATGTGATCCATACCGGCATGCTTTGCCCAAACACGGATGTAGTTGCAGATTGGACGCTCAGTGCACGTGTCGCACTTCTTGTTGGTCCCGCTTGCATTACCACCGTGCCAACGATGTTTGTAAAGAACGTACGGCACCCGCATGAACGGGTACTTTTCTGCGATCTGCATGAACAGATCACCATCCTCACAGGCGCTAATCAACTTAGTGTTGTACCCGGCAGTCGTGTCGTACGCAGACCGCCTGTACATACCGAAGTGACGCCAACCAAAGTGAGATAGGTTCTCTTCAGGCTCTTTATTGGCGTGGTACTGATAGACCACACCATCACCGTTCATCCAGGCGTTGTCAGACTGGAACAGCGCCACGTCAGGATGCGCATCTGCGACCTCCACCATGGTGGCAACAGAGTATGGGTAAAGTTCATCATCACCATCAAGATGGCAGATTAAATCTCCAGTGCTAACCGCAAATGCGGCTGCTCTGTTACCCGGAATACCCAGACGCTTGGGGTTCTGGTGACACTTGATACGTGAATCAGATTCGGCTAAGGCTTGCGCCAACTCCCACGTCCCATCCCTTGACCCATCATCACTGATGATGAGTTCCCAGTCTTTGTAAGTCTGCTGCTTCACGCTATCAACGGCGGCTTTGACGAACTGCACGCTGTTGTAGGTCAACATCAGGATGGAAACGCGGGGGTTGCTCATTGCTTCGGTGCCTGCCGGGGCTTCATCATGGTCTTGACCACATCAGCGCGGATCTTCTTGTCTGCCTGACGAGTCTGATTGGCCTGACGCATCTGCTCCTTCTGCATCTCCACGGCGATGCGCTCACGCTCCAGGCGAATCTTCTCCTGTGCGATCTGGAAGTCCCGCTGCGAGTCCTGCTCTTTGCGCTGCAACTCCTGAGCCTTGAGGGCGAGTTCCTGTTGCTGCATCTGAAGCGCAGGGTTCTGAGCCATCTGTTGGGCTTGAGCTTGTTGAGCCTTACCCATGTTGGTCTGAAGAAGTTGCTGTGCAGCCTGAGCCACCAGACGTGACAACTGCACCTCGGTGTTCTCGTCCAACTCAGCATCAGGCGGAGTCATGGGCACGCCCAACTGCTCCTCGATCTGACGACGATAAGCAAACGCCATGTGCTCTGCGACGTGAGCCATGATGGCTGCGCCCATCTGCTGCGCCATCGGCGACTGGCCAATCATCTGAGCCACCATCGGATCCTGCAACAACGCCATGTGCGTGGCGATGTGTGCCTGATGATCTTGGTAGATGAATGCTTTCGTCGGCTTGCCCGTGAGGAAACTCATGTTCTCGCTGATCGGATCGCGGGGCTTCTGATCCTCCTCGACCGGCACCAACTTCTCGGCGTTCTTGATGCCCAGGACTTCAAGCATCTGACGGTGCAGGTTAGGCAGGTCGTAGATCTGCGGTGCACCTTGAGCCAACTGGAGCGCGGCTTGGTACTGCATGATCCGCTGCGCCATCGTAGAGGCATTAGGATCAGAGACCGGAATCACCTCAACGAGGTCATAGTCAGCCTGCTTGGCTGCGACGTTACCGCCTACGGGGACGTAGGAATAGTCCTCCGGCATGTAGTCCCTGATGATCTGCTTGAGCAGACGGAACTCCATCTTCAGGCTGTCATGCACACGGGCCTGCACCGCGCTCATGGTCTTGAGTTGGCGCTCAAGCAAGGCAAGTGTGGTGCCCACCGGAGCCTGGGCCGACATGTCGCTGATGTTCAGGTCAGCGATAGCGGCTAGGCGACGACCCTCATCGGTGATCTTGTCAAGGAGTCCTGCCAGAACCTGACTCGGTTCTTTGTACGGCAGGTGCATGATGTTGTCACGGATCGTGCCGGACGGGACATCTACATCTCGGAACTCACCCGGGGCGATGGGGGTGTCGTCACCTTTGACTCGGAGTCCACGGGACTTGAGACCGCCCGGGAGGTTGCTGAGGGTACCGGCGTCAACCAACTGGCGAATAATCGCGGTCCCTGCACGAGCATAGCCACCAACAATATGAATGAAGCCAAGGCCATAAGCACCAAAGCCAGGGATATAAGTGTACTGAACGAAGTGCTGTCGTTTGAGGTGTCGCTCATCGCCTTCCTCCCAGTTACGTCGGATTGCCAGAACCTTCTGTGACCCCCGATCAATTGTGATGATGTACGGGTATGCAACCCCATCCTCACTCTCGTAACCGGGCATGTCCCAGTCCACATGAATCTCAAGCACCTGATACCGGTCGTCGTCGGTCAGGGTGTAGCCACCTTCCTCGGCTTTCTTCTTCTCGATGTCCGTGAAGATTCGCACCGGCTCGCCCAGTTCCACCTCCCGGTAGAACCCGACAGCCATCAGTTTCTTCAGGTCATTCTCAGTCTTGCGCATGACGTGCGTGACCCGCTCGGCCTTGTACACGTTTGACGCGCCATACGGCATGATGATGTCTTCAGCCGGGATGAACGGTGCAGTCTGCCGCCCGATAGTCGGGTCGTAGTACACCTTCTTGAACGCTGATCCTGCCAAGCCCAGGTTGTAGAGCATGCGCTCATGTTCGGGCCGGTACTCGATCATCTCGTCCGTGAGGCGGTAGTTCATGTCGTCACGAACACGCTCTGCGGCATCCTCGTTCTCACGAGTGACTTCACCAATGATCTGAGTCTTCACCGGGCCTTGAGCCGGGAATGTCTCGGTGATCATCTCGGACTGAAACCGGATCGCCGCTTCCGTGAGGATGGGTGAGTACACGCCACACGCACCGAGCCAGGGCTCTGCACGCTCCTCGTACTTCATCCCCAGGACTTCCAGACCCTTGACGTACATGTCGGCCCAGTCCTTGCGGCTGCTGATGTCAGCATCCACCAGACCAACCAGTTCGGATGCCAAGTTCTCCAGGGCACCCTCCTCCATGTATTCGGCGAGGTTTGCGTCGAATGACTCGTCACCCTTTGTTTCTTCCTCGGGCTCCAGATCAATCTCGACCCCACCAGCCACGATCCTCATGGACTCGGGGTTCTCGACCTCAATCTCCAGAGCAGGCTCTTCAGTCAGCATGTCGGGGTCCAACGTGGTCAGACCCTTGTCAATGTTTGTAGCCATGTGAATCCTCAGTAATACCCCGCCCTACGCGGACTTTTGAAATAGCGAATCTCATCCTTCTCGTCGGTAGGCAGGCGAATGAAGCCGCCCTGACGGAACCGCATGAGGGCCATCACCGTGGAGTCCACCAAGTCGTCGTTAGTCATGAACGGAAATCCTGCGATTTCTTCTACGACTTCCTCGGCCCAACGTGTCTGTGGAACCCAACACAACCCAGACTGCACGATGTCAGCCACCGAGTTTAGACGCGCTAACTTGTCACCGCTACCCCGGTGTGGTGTGTATTCCTGCACCGGCAAGCCCATGCGGCGCATCTCCTGATACAGGGCTGTACCGGCAGATTTCTTTTCCACGATGAACGAATCAGGCTCCCACTCCTTGTATTCCTCAAGGGCAAGTTTCTTGAGTTCAGGAAACTCCAGACGCTTTTTGATGGAGTTGAGCAGGATGATGGAGTGCCGGTCTTCTTCCTCATTGAAGAACACGCCCCACGTGGTTAGCGCGGTGAAGTCAGCACGGTTGTTTGTCTCGGCAGCGGCGTCCAAAGACATGATGATGTACTCGCACGAGGGCGGATCCTCGGACTTCCACTCCTGCCACCACTCCCGCTTGATGACGGATGCTTCTTCTGCGGTGGGGTTCTGCTGATACTGGGCGTTCCACTGGAACACCGGCATAGACGCCTTGGTACGGTACAGCGCCTTGAGATCAAAGAACTCAGGCCAGAGCGGTTTTTCTATTGTTTTGTCAGGATCTGACGGGCTTGGGACGTTGAGAATGGCAGGAAACTCTACAACTTCATACTGATCGGCATTCTCATTCTGGGCCATGTCACGGGTGACACGACCTGTCAGATCATCCAAATGCCACCGTGTCTGCACGATGGCCACACGTCCACCCGGCATCAAGCGCGTTCTTGCGCCGTAAGTAAACCACTCGTAGGCTTTTTCGAACACGTCGAAGTTGCCATTGATGATGTCCTGCTCGTTGTGTGGATCATCAACCAATAACAAGTCAGCACCACGTCCAGCAAGTGCGGATCCGACACCGCACGCAAAATACTCACCGCCAAAGTTGGTGTTCCACCGCCCTGCGCTCTTGGAGTCCTGCGCCAACGATACGGTGGGGAAGACCTGCCGGTACAAGTCAGTGTCGATGATGTTTCGCACCTTCCGACCGAAGTCCACGGCCAGATCCGTGGTGTGCGACACCATCAGCACCTTCTTGTTTGGGTACTTCCCGATGAACCATGCAGGGAAGTAGATGGACACCAACTGGGATTTGCCATGGCGGGGCGGCATGTTCACGCACACCCGGTCCTTGCTCCCCTCGGCGATGTCCATGAGCAGGTTAGCCAGACGCCGATGGTGCTTGCCCACCTTGTAGTCGGGCTGCATGTGCTTGCAGAACTCGATCAGGTCGTTATGGCACCGGGCTGCGTGCTGCCGTTCCTCCAAAACGGAGGCGATTTTCAGGATCTCGGCCTGTTCTTCGGGCGAAAAGTGGTCGATGTTGTCCAATAACTGCTGAACTTCCTCTGAAGAGAAGTCCAGGGCGGCGGAAAGCGCCGTTTCAGTCATCAGAGTCCTCGATTTCGCTCTCGGGCACCAGGGTCTCGGCGTTTTTCGGCGTATCCAGACCCAATTCCGCGTCCACGTCGATGATCTCCCCACCCAACTGCACCGGTTTGGTCAGTTTCACGAGTTTCTCGCGCAGTTTTGCACGCAGTTCGTCCGTGGACTGGTGGGTAACCGTGACTTCTGTCTTGTCGGCGAAGAGTCCCACGTCCGAAACCTTGCCCAGGAGTTCCAAAGCACGGATTCTGATGCGCGGATCGGGGTTCTGAGACTCCTCGATCAGTCGGTTTGTCACCGTGTGGCGCAACTCCACGGCGTGGGTGACCACTGCACGCCCATACTCATCCAGATAAGACCGGATGTTGACCAGGGATGCGGGGGTTAGGGTCGATGCACGGACATGGGTGACCTGTGCCGACGTGGTTTGCGGGTCTGCTGCGTAAGAAGACAACAGTGCAGCGGCAGTTTCTTTGTCTTCCTGTGACTCCTGCACCTCCAGTCCATGCTCTTTGAGCAGTTCTATAGAGGCGCACGCTGCCCTTGCGCGTTCACGCAGGTCTACGTAGTCCGTATCGGGCGGGATCTCGATGCCGAGTTCCACAGGAATTTCAATTGTCATGCGCAAGCCAACGGAGGGTTAGCCGAATGCAGCGGAATGTAGCACAAGATTTTTTGTTTTGGGAAGGAGGTTGGGACTCCTACCGGGGGGTGTTTCTATATAGAGGGGGTGGGTTAGGGTTTACCCTGGGATAATTAAGGGGGGAGGGGGTTGTTTGTGTGGAATAGCATGCCTAGACGCGCGTGGGGCCCACGCTGCCAATATGCCCTCCCCCCAGGTGGGTGGGGTCGCGCCGCGCCGGATTCGGTTTTCTCCTGGCCATGGCCATGCGGCGCTGCCGCGCTGCGGCCCT